CCGGTCCCTTAAGACCTTATGTACTAGTGGAGGTTTTAGGATATCCTCGAACCCTGGCTTACAGCCACTTGTGTCACCGCGTCGAACGGTTTTAAACGGTTCCAGTCCACAAGTGTTGTGCGTGACAGGAATAGAATTTAGAATCTTGAGGACCCTGTCTATGCCTTTAGAAGAATTTTCCATCCCAATTTTTCATTCTCCCTGTAACAGGGTCAATGTCAGATAGCGGAACTTCTTTAATAGCTGGACCCACTGTTTTAGGTGAGTCATAGTTATATCGAGGATCCGTTTTCGGAATATTAGTTGAAAACATATCATCAGGTTTTGAGGGTCTAACCTTTCGAGGTTCCCATTCCGGAAACAGAAAGTTATCTTTTTTAGGAGATAATTTCTGTCCTGGTAATGGCATCTCTCTAGGTTCAGGCACCCAAAATTTGTTGAAATAATCTTCAACTGAAATTTTCCATTGGATGATAAATTTCAATCTTAAAGCAAAAGTGACAGTTTCTCTTATTTTTCTTTTCTCTCTTCAGTCAATAGTTGCAACATTTAGAGGACCAATCGCTTTTAACAACGACGCAATAGCTTTATCGAGATCAAAATTGATATAGTTAGGTATTACGTCAATTCGTTCCTGAATAAGGATTAAATTAACGGTTAATACGTGTACATAAGTCCAGTAGGCCGGCGAAATTATTCTGCCGACGGATTCTATCACCCGTGTGAGCGTTTTGGATGTTAGATTAGATTTCCAGAAATTATTTTCGAAGAACACTAAACTAGCCTCTAATTCGGCTTTGTTTGCATTCAACATCTCTGTATGTAGCTCGTAAAGAGCTTTATACAGAAGGAATTTGAATTTTAACAGTTCGTTTTCATGGAAGGAGAAACATCATGCTATTTTACCAAAATCTGCATGACTCCCTTTCGTTAATGTTAATAACGGACCGCAAACTGCTCACAAAGTGTTGTTTAGCTGACCTCTGTAAAAAGAGGGCAGTCTAGACATCATAGATAGAGCTTCTGATAAAGTAGGTATTATATTTAATTTTAAAGCTTCGGTTATCAATTTAGAAATGTAAATTTTCATTCTTATTGTTCTCAGGATTAATCCTGGTGCAATAGGAGTTAAATCAATCCCGGGGCCCACTCATCTTTTCGCAAATTCTAAAAACAGCGAACTGCATAGAGATTTTGAAAGATTAATAGACACACCAAGATTTGTCATCAATTCTAAATAACATCCTGCTACCAAATCATTAGCGATAACAACATCATCGCCAAGAATTGCATAGTCTTTAAAATGGCTAATGCCAACTCTCAGAGCTGCTACGTGTACACAAATGTGGTGAGTTAAAGCTAGCATTCCTCAGCTCGAGAACGCCCCCATCGGTTGTCCAACACTATATTTAATCAATGCTTTCCCAAATAGGTACTCTATTTTTACAAGAATATTGTATCATAAAGTTCCTAAATTAGGCATGCAGAGATTTAAAATATCTCGTTGGAGATCAATTGGTAGTCTATCTGTCGCTGCTGATAAATCATAGGAATAGAAAGTTTCGCCTCTAGTTTGCGACTGTATTAACAAATTAACAGGAGCAATCTGGTCAAAAGTTCCATCTTGTGGAATTTTTCTTAAGACTTTAAAGATTGCGTCGTGCAGAGGTTTGAGGATCACCTGGATTCATCAAGAACATATTGCTATGATTCTTGCTTTTCCAGCCTGATCTAACACAACGCTCAATCGGCCAATAACGATACTGCCAAATCCATAGAATATAATTCATGGAATCATTACTAAACATAGGAAAACGATTCATATCACAAGTCAAGAAGCTCTGTGTACTTTGTATGCGTATGTAATATACGAAAACAATAACATAGGATTCAAGATAAAGGCTATGACATCTAAAGCACAAGTTCAAGTGGATTTAAACCCATTTGGACCTGCACTTTCTATTAAAAGTAATTTGGGAGCTTCTAATTTGAAGAACTTAAGTGGTATTTCTTTCATCGCTCTAACAAGCATTGCTGAGTCAATACTTTTCCAGATCCCTGTAAAGGGACCTGTAATAGTATCCAGGCTAGGTAAAGGTTTTGTTGGAAATATTCTGTAGATTGAAAGCAAAGATAAGATACAAGTAATCACATTATTAATTCCTTTATATTCTAGATGAAAAATACTTTTATTACTAATGTAAACAAAGTACAATCTCAAGAATATTCTAAGGTATTTTGGTATGATTACAGGGAGACCTCATCGGTCTTTTCTAACCATGATCCGTCCAAGGACGAAACCATGATCAGGAGTTCCCGCTAGATATACAATTACTAATCTAACACATTCTTTAAGATATAGGAAAGAGTGCATATTTGCACCCCCACTGTAGAATAAAGGTCGTGAAATTTTAATAATTCTATCTCTGAGGATTCTAAACGCTCATTCATGTTGTTGCACACTGTAAATCCAGACTGTTAGTTTGAAGAATTTTCCAACTTCTTTAAGTCTTAGTCAAGCTTTATTGCTTAACTGAGGTTTAGGAAGTTTCTGGATTAATAATTCAACTAACTTAACCAGTCATGTATTTAGATTAAATGTATTTGTTGCGTTTAATTTGAATATATACTGTTTTTCTGGCATCTACTTTCGCATGTCGCTAGAAGCGAGGTGCAAGCACACTCCTAGAGTTTCATTCATGACGATGAAAAGAAATTTCGTGAAAGGCCTCTACGGCCTAATGACAGAAAGTCCGAATAATCACGGACGTAGCTCGATCAGAATTTTTGAGATTCCTTGCTAAGTTACTTATATTTCAAAGTAAGGGCCGATTGGGGGATTGAGCATTTCAACATAATAATCGCAGATAAGAGATTAATTCTAATATCTACGGGGTTCAGAAGAATGTGCCATTGAGTTGGC